GCTAACTATTTGGATTTTGACTTAACGCTTGTAGGGAATACTAACGACTTCTTTATAGACATAGATTCAGACCAAGCAAAATGGGAAATGGAAGTTACTGGTGACAGTAATAATATTGATACGAAAATGTTAGACGCATCTGACCATGAATTAAAAGTGGTACATGCAGGTGACAGTATTAACATGGACGTTATCATGCAAAGTGGGACATGTGGAACTAAAACATGCCCAGGCAAGATTGACCTACAGTTGAGTTCTGATAATGCAACGGTTACAATTAATCAAAAAGATACTTCTGATTAATATTATGCTTCTGTCGTATCCTGCTTCGGCGGATACGATAGGAGGCATTATTGAACAGACTGGTGTTGCTAACATTATCAGAGAGGGTAATAAAATACCTTCTGTAGAACTGCCTCCAATTAATCTTTATGACGAGGCAGAAACTGGTAATGGGAGAATGTTAATTGAGTTTTTAGATAAAGAAGAACTCGCATTAACAGAACACACTTTAGTCTTTATAGACGAAGTTTATTATGACCCTAATCCTGACTTGTCTAAAATGTCGATGAGAATGGTAATGGGTACAGCACGTTTTGCCTCAGGTAAACTGGGTAAAATGAATAAATCGAACATTGCAATTTCTACGCCAACTGCTAACATAGCAATTAATGGCACAGATTTTACGACAACCATCGATGAACTCGGGCGAAGTCTTATTATACTTTTGCCTGACGCAAACGGTGACGCATCAGGTTCGATTACAGTTAGTAATGAATCAGGTTTAGAAGTGGTATTAGAAGAAGCATACCAAGCTACAATGGTATCTACTTTGAATTCATACCCAACTACACCTGTAGTAATAAACGGTATTACACCTAACTTGATTAATAATATGTTCATTGTGAATCCACCAAAGGATATCGCAAAGGTCATAGAAGAATCTGCTACAGAATCAGATGACGGTGGTATTTTAGACGTAGACTTTTTAGAGTTTGACGGTTTAGATACAGACGCACTGAAAGATAGTGAAGGTGAATTAGAATTTACTGAACTTGATATAGATTTATTAGACGTTGATTTTTTACAAGACCTACTTGATATTGTAGAAGAACTGGATAGGAAAGTAGGGATAAACAGAACTGCAGAAAGCAGTTCAGATAATTTTGGAATAGAAGGTACTGCTATTGGTTTTGATAAAGAGACACAGTACAATACGATAGTTGATACAGGAAGTGGATTGGTTACATTCTATCGTGAGGTAAATGGAACCATAAGTATTAAACTACCGATAGACGCAATGGCACAAATAGTAACCGTAACTAATGAAAAGGAGAGTGTAATTAATATGGGTGGTGATAATGCAATCAATATTATGATTACACAACAAAACTAATGAAACAACAACAACAAAAAGTTCCTAGTAAAAAAGAACTAGAAAAGTTAAAGAAACAAGCACAGGATAGGAGAAACGGTTGAAAATAACAGGAACACATTTAGGTATAGCAGTTCTTTTGATATTTTTTGCTTCTCAAGTGATTGCAGACGAAGATAATGAAATCACTATTGTGCAAGAAGGTGATAACTTTGAACTTGACATAACTCAAATCGGATATAATAATGTTATCAAACAATGGACTGCCTCAGAAGGAATTGAAGGTGAAGATAATAC